TCGTAAAGCCGCCTGTAAGTAAGCGCCAGGTATCTGGTCGCATCTGCTATGTGCACCGCCCAGTTTTCGAGCGGGCTCTTTGAGAAGCACGCGTTTACTTCGTTGTACACTCTCTGGTATTCTCTCACCATGAAAATCATCCTTTCAACATTCAATGAAAAAACATATCGATGTGAAGATAAAGTCATTTCTATAAAGGAAAATCCAATGTCAGATACATTTAAGAAAGTTTACACAGTAATGCCGGATGAAATCAAAGAAACAATTTATGCCATGAAAGAGAAAGCAGAAGAATTAAAAGTTTTCTTTGATCGTATTTGTAATCGTGAAATGTCTATCGCTCAAACTAATCTTGAGCAAACAATGATGTGGGCAACAAAAGCGTGGGTTAATGAAGGTGATAAAATTAACGCAGCTAAGATTAAAGAATGAACGAACGCATGACACAACAAGAATGGGATCGACGAATCGACGCAATTAAACTTTGCGGACGCAATCGTGGTCCTCATGATTGGATACCTGTGCGTTGGAGAAAGATTGAAGATGGTGAACAGATTTCAGATTTCATGTGTCGTGTTTGTTATCACCGAGTAAGCATGGCAACACTCGCGCAATACTTCCCAGAACTTAAGATGCTATAAATTGCTGATAAAGAGCGATTGATTTATCTTTAGTAGCGGCACCTTTCGCTGTATTGTAGTAAAGCTTATAGTAATCCCATAAAGCCTCAATATCGTTTGCATTCGGTAATGGGGCTTTAATCCGTGCATAGAAGATTCTAGCCATAGCTGTAGCAAAACGTAGGTCGTATATCAATCGTTCCTCTGAGGGCATGTAGCCGCATGCAAAGTTATGTGATAACTGAAGTACGATGCTATTTTTATTTAAAATAAAGTTAACCCAAAGATCATTATAGGTTGTCGGTTCCATTTGATAGATACCTAAAGCTGGGCCTTTCACTTGATGTAAATAAGTACCGCCTATACTCTCAGTCGCACAGGTAAACAAAAGCAATGCAACCGCATCATCAGAATAGAGAACTAAATCTTTCAAAGCAGGTATAATGATTAGAGTTTTTAATTGCTCAGAGTTGAGCATAGCTATTCCTTGGAGTTATGCTTATAATTAATTCAATTATAACAGGATGAATATCATGCTGAAAGCAGAGGCAGAAGAACTCTATCAATTGATTAAAGCTGGTAAGATAAAATATAAAGAAGAAATTCATTGCGCGATGATATTACTTATTATGGCACATCCAGAAAAAGGAACAGTAGCCTCATTTTGCAAAGAAGTTAAAATATGTGACAAAACATTTTATAATTGGCTTAACCAAAATGATTTATTTCTGCAATGCTATTCACTGGGCAAAGTATTAGCACGCGCAGCATGGGAAGAAGAAGGTAGAGAATTACGTAATGAGATTTGCATGCCAGGCGCTATAAGCTTCAAGTTTGAGCATTGGCGTATGATGGGCTGGGCTAATTATGGTATCGGTAAAACAATGCGTATCCGGCTTAAACTGGATGCTGATGCAACACCCGACAAACACTATTCTCAATTAATCCGTCAAGCCTCAGATGGTGACTTTACGTCTGGTGAAATTAAGCAGCTTATGGAAGCGATTAACGTAGGTTTGAACACACATCAAGTATTCACGTTACAAAAAGAAATAGATCAATTAAAATCTGATTTAGCGACGATGGTGGAAAATTCCAATGGCCACAATACAGTCGCAACTTAAAGAATTACGAAAACGAATTCGCATACCTTGGCGTGTGATATACGTCACTGAAAAAGTAGAGCCAGAGGATTTTGCAGAGAAAACTATTTATGTTCACATATGGATATAGGAGTAATTAGTATGAGTTGGTGGACTAACATAAGAGACTGGACCGAAGTTGCGGCTGTCGGGCCATTAGCGGGTGGCGCATGGGATCGAGTAGGAAATCAAGTTGGAGGTGCCGTGAATGCAATCACAGGACGCCCCAGTCAAGATGATATACGTAATCAAAAATATGCAATCAATGATCAAATCAAAGCTTATAAAGATCAAACAGCATTAACTCAACAAGAGATTAATACGGCTCGTAATGAACAAGATATTCAAAAAAGAAAGATCAATGAAAAGCAGATTCGCTCATTGAGAAATAACTTTAGAACACCTGGTGGTTTTCTGAATAACCAGCGCGGTACATTAGGGGATAGCGCAGGATTAAATAACAAACTAGGATCATAATGAATGGATACATCCGAAGGATTGGGAACATTAGGTACACCTAATACGCTACTTGAAGCATTGCGTAAAAGATACAATGCAGCTAAGTATGTTGCTGACCTTTGGATACCGATCATGCAAGCATGTTTCTTTTATGCTGTGCCTTTTCGGAATCGGTATTATTTGCCTGGCAAAGAATTTCAAGGCACATCGCAGAATACACGAGTATATGATACAACAGCTGTAGAAGGTGTTAAAACATTCGTATCGAAGCTACATGACACGATGACACCGCCACAGATACAGTGGGGCTTTCTTGAAGTAGATGAGAGCATGGTTGATGATCCAGACTCTCAAAGAGACCAACTGGAAGGCTATCAACTTATCTTAGATAAGTATTTTCGTAATCTCTTTCGATATATCCATGCTTCTAATTTTGATGTTGTGATTAACGAGTGCTATTACGATTTATGTATTGGCACTTCAGCATTAGTCATCAATCAATACAAAGATACAGATCCATTTTTATGTACTAGCATACCAATGGATAAGCTAGCGATTGAAGAAGCCGTGAATGGAAAAATCGAATCCTGGTTTAGCACATGGCAAAACTTAAAGATAGCTGAGTTACATACTCGCTGGCCAAATATCTTATTAACGCCGGATTTAGTAAGTGATCTCTTAGGTGATCCAGATGCTAAAGTACGTATGACGTACGAAGGTGTCGCCTATTTTCCAAATATGCCGAAACCCTATTTATATGCAGTCTGGTGTGATACAGGCATTTTGTATAGTGAGTACCTAGAGTCTAGTCCTGGGATTATTTGGCGCTTTCAAAAGACCAATAACGAGACGTGGGGGCGCGGCCCTGTGATGGAGGCATTGCCCTCTATCATCAGTTTAAACGAAATGGCGCGCATGGAATTGGCTGCGGCTAATCTGAATGTGTTTAAGCCTGTAATGGCCTTCTCAGATTCCGTTTTTAATCCGCATACATTTACTATGTCGCCTATGACTGTCATTCCTATTGCACCCTTTGGTCAGGGCGGACAACCACCTATTATTCCATGGCCAGGTACAACTGATGTCAACTTCACACAGTTTACGATTGCTGATTTGCGCATGCAGATTAAAGCTTTGTTGTTTGCTGAACAACCGGAAGATGGTCCAGGAATTCAGCCACAAACAAAATACGAATTAGGTTTAAAACAACAGAATCTAGCTGAAAAGATCGGCCCATTGTTCTCACGGTTACAGCAAGAATTCTTGTGGCCTGTGATTAAGCGATTCGCTTATATCTTACATTCAATGGGTAAACTTCCTTATCCGAAGTTAGGCAATGTACCAATTAATTTCAAGTATAAATCGCCATTAGCGTTAGTGAAAGGCCAGCAAGATGTTGCACGCTTTATTCAGTTCGTGCAGACGATGCAAGGCATTATGGGGCCAGAAGCAACCCAAGTTTATATTAATCCTAAGACCACTCCATACTTGCTAGCTGAATCATTGCAGATCGATCCGCGCTATTTGCATACACCCGAACAAGTAGCCGAAGTTATGCAGCAAGTACAAAATCAGCATAACCAACAAATGCTAGCACAATCTCAAGGGATGATGCCGCAACAACCTGAAAACCCAAGCACACAAGTCGTTCAACCTTCACAATAAGGATCAAGCATGGAATTGAAAGATAATCCGCTTTTACAGCCGGAAGATTTTCTCAGTGGTTATCGTGATAGCATCGAAGATTTAAAAAATAAACCTGAATTAGTTTCATTTGAAAAACTAACATATGAAGTTTTTGCAACTGAACAAGGTAAAAAATTCATGGAACACGTGAAAGAGAAATTTTTAATTCCCAGCATCGTTAACCGTGAAGCGCCTAACTACAGAGAGTTATGTGTATGGGCAGATGGCTTTAAAGATTTTGCTAGAATGTTAATACAGAATATTCTTTCACACTCACAACGTATTGCAGCGGGAACGAAACCATGACTGATGAAACTATCGTAGAAACGCCAGTGGAAACGCCTCCTTCTTGGTTTATAGATGAGAATGTTCCAGGTGTGGGTGAACGCCCTCAATGGTTAGATAGCAAGTTTAAAACCGCTGCTGACCTTGCTAAAAGTTATCGTGAACTTGAAAAGAAAGTCGGAACGCCACCCGATGAATATGACTTATCAAAATCTAAATTCTTAGATGGTGACTATGAGCCAATTCAAGAATTTTTAAAACTAGCTAAAGACAAGCGCGTACCTAAAGATGTAGTCGATAAGATGGTGGAATCCATAGACAAGTATATGGATGAGTTTTCAATAGATTACGTCGAAGAAACGAAGAAGCTAGGAGACAATGCGAGTGATCGTTTAACTGTGCTTGATAATTGGGCGCAAGCTAATTTAAGTAAAGACTCATACGAAGCATTGACGAGCAATTTAAAAACAGCCAGTGCTATAAAAGCGTTGGAAGAATTGAGAGGGAAAATGATGAGTAATACACCGGTTGTACCTAATGGTAATGATAGTGAGACACACAATGTTGCAACGATCGCTGACATTCAAAAAGAGTTAGCTAACAATCTTGCAAAATACAAAACAGATCCAAAGTATCAAGCAGACATTAGAGCGCGTTTAGAAATTGCATCAAAAAATTCTAACTACGTTGACAAGTCTGGCTATTAATCTGTTATAATTCTAGCCAATAGTATATCCATGTCATTAAGGATAACTTTTGGCTAAGACCCGTAACTGGACAATCGAATAGACAAAAGCCCTGAAAAAACACTGGTGAAATTTATTTCATTAATTTTTTGAGGGTTTAACCATGTCAACTTCCTTGACGGCCGTCCAACAGATAGAATTTGATGCCTTAGTAAAAGCTGAATATCAATCCCTTGGTTTCTTGCTACGTGACACTGTGCGTGTTCGACGTGATGTTATCGGTGCAACGGTTTCATTCCGTAAAGTAAACCAAATCCAAGCCGTCGCCACGGGTTACTTACAATCTGTAGTGATTCAAGATCCAGACTACAGTCAAGTACAAGCGATTCTACAAAAGTATACCGCACCCACCGCCGTCGATACCGTACAAGAGTTAACGGTTAACTTCGATGCGAAGATGGAAAATGCTATGCTTGTAGCAAACGCATTAGGTCGTCGTTCAGACCAAATTATCATTAACTCATTAGCAGTTAGCCCAGGGCAAACAATCGCTGTAGGCGGCTCTAATATGACTTATACCAAGTACACCGATATTATTCAGTTTTTCGATAATAATGCTGTGCCATTGCCTGAGCGTTTTGTCGCAATGACAGCTAGTAACTTTAGAAGCCTATTAGCGGCTGATCAATTCGTTTCAACTTTCTATACACAAAACCGAGTATTAGATAAAGGCTTTATACGTGAATACTTAGGTATTAATTTGATTATTATTCCACAGATGGTTGAAGGTGGATTACCTATCGTAACCGGTACGGTAAATGCTGTATTCGCTTGGCATAAGCAATCAACTGGTATGGGTATCGGTCATGATTTCCGCACAGAAATTAACTACCTACCGCGTGAAACATCATGGTTAATCAACGGCATTTTCAGTGCTGGTGCAATCACGATTGATAATCTCGGTATCATCCAAGTTAACTGTGACGGTGCATTGTAATTTTATTAATTGAATGGAGTGTTTAGAACATGACTTATACGAATTCAAATTGGGCATGCGTATCTGTGTCATTAAACCAAGGTCAAGAAACAGTAACGCCGTTTGGTGGATCACCTACGGTTGAAAATGCACCGAATTTATTTATTTATGGAAGTCCTAACGATACGTTAGCAACAATCGCAGCAGCAAATTATTTTTTAGCTGAATACGCAAGTTTATCAGTGGGCGATATTATTATTGTCAATGGCACTGACGCAAGTAACTTATATATTGTAGCGACTTCTTCTTCAACAGGCGTGACAGTGAATAGCTTTACGCCATCAGGAAGCGTTGCGACAGCTAATATTCAAAATAACGCAGTAACATATGCGAAGATTCAGCAAGCTTCCGCTGCGAATGTTTTGTTAGGTAATCCAACAGGTGGAGCAGCAAACTATGAAGAAGTAACTCTAGGAAATGGCTTAGATTTTGCAAGTACAGCTTTAGAATTGAAACCTTCTTATTTGAACGTTGTAGAAGTCAGTCTAACAGCGGCACAATTCAATGGAATGTATGCGACGCCAGTGCTAGCGATTGCGGCACCTGGTGCGAATAAAGCTATTGTGGTTAACCATGCTGTTTTAAATATGACATTCGTGTCAGCTCAATATGCAGCAGGTGGAGCAGTCGGCTTGCAATATGGTAATTCAGCTCATTTAGCTGGTGCTCCGGCTACCGCGACAGAAGCTGCGACCGATTTCACAAGTGCAGCAGCAAGTACATTATTTAGAATCGGTGCCGGTTTATCTACAGGCGCATTAGTCTCTGCTGCTGTAAATACCGCAGTATATATTTCTAATGCTACTCAAGCATTCACCACAGGTGATTCTACTTTTAAATTATGGGTCTGGTACGAAGTAATCCCAACCAACTCTTAATTTAGATAGTTTAATGAGTAAAAAATGGCTACAACCAAGACTGACATAGTATCACTCGCAGTTATGTTGCTTGGTCACAAGCCAATTATTACTTTAGATTCTGCTGATGATTTAGTTATATCAGCAAGTCAGGCATATGACGTCCTATTGCCAAGT